CTAGGCTTCCAGCGTTTCCGCCGGTGTCGAAAAATCCGTCGTGTCGAAGAAGTGTCGAAAGTCTTTCAGCGGGCCGAGTCTGATCACGTCTTGCAGGAAGTCCGGGGCGAGGTGTGCATACCGCATGGTCATGGTCAGCGACGAGTGCCCGAGAATCTTTTGCAGGGTCAGGATATTGCCGCCGTTCATCATGAAGTGCGAGGCGAACGTGTGGCGGAGCACGTGCGATTTCTGCCCACGGGGGAGGGCGACGCCGGACATCTTCACGGCGAAGTCGAAGCTGTCGCGGCAGTTGGAGAACTTGCCGTAGCGGCGCAGGTGCGAGTGCAGGCGTTGTTCCAGTTCTGGAGGTATCGGGACCGAGCGGCGACGCTTTGACTTCGTGTTAACGAACTGCACCGCTCCATCCCGGACCCGATCCAGGGTCAGCCCTTGAGCTTCACCCCAGCGGCAACCGGTAGCCAGACAGACCAGGGCGACGGGTTCCACATGAGGCGTCTTGCAATGTTCCCGGAGGGCACGGAACAGCGTTTCTATCTGCTGGCGGGTCAGGTAGGTCAACTCACGATCTTGCAGCTTGATCGCCTTCACCTTGGCCAGCGGGTCTGGATAGTCGATTTCACCCAACTGGTGCAGTTCGTTGAACAGCGACCGCAGGTAGCCCAGTTCGTTGTTCAAGGTCTTGCCGCTGATGCCTGACGCAAGGCGTCTGGCCCGATACTCGGTGAAGATGTTCCCGGTTACCACCGAGCCTATGGGGTCGCCCATGCGTTCCGCCATCTTGCGCAGCACCAGGGAACGACGGTCAGCGTCCGTCAGGGCGTGGCCGTGGAGTAACGTCCAACGGGTCACCAACTCAGACAGGCGTCGACGATCCTTCGGCCTTGGTGTCCAGGCCGGGTTTTCAATGGTCCTTTGCCGCACGGTGGCTTCGAACCGCTGGGCTTCGCCCTTGGTCTTGAAACGCTTCCTAAAACGCTTGCCCTTGATCGGTTCAACGTCGGCCAGCCAGCGGCCATCCTCAAGCTTGGTGATCGCCATCAGATCGCGTATCCCCGCCGTAGATACCGATCACACATCAGCTTGTGTATATGCCTTTCCAGATCGCGACGAGTCCAACCCTTGGCGAGATAGTGGTCTTCGATAACGTGCCAGAACTCCAGTTTGCGGGCGGACTCAATAGCCTTTTTTGCAGGGATGCGCTCCCGCGCAATCAGGCTGATGAACTGGCCGAGGAACATCTCGCAGTTACGCCCACTGAAGCCCTTGGCGGTCTTGTAATAGCGCCGGTACTCGGTGCGCTCGATCAGCGGATCGCACTCGACTTGGACGCGGGCGTCCTGGCTGATCAGGCTCCAGAACGGATCGTAGACCGCCGTCCGGCTCAGCAACTTGAAGCTTTCGCAGGCGTAGTTCCACAGCCCTTGCAGGTGCGGGCAGAGGCCCTCATAGGTGCGGCAGCCAATGACCTCCCCCGAGGCCATACGCGAGCCTTCGGAGAACTGCTGGACGATGGAGTGATGGAAGCGGAATTCGAGCCGCCAGACCGTTTCCAGGGGGTTATAGGCTGGGTCGCCATCGCCGAACGGATCGCCGTTCAGAGACGCCCACACGCTTTCCCAATAGTCGAGCTTGTCGGTGGCCCGAGCCTGGAGGGTCTTGTTATAGATCGACAGTTGCAGGCCGTTGGCCGAGCCGAACATGTACGTCTCGCCACGCCCGTAGACCGAGGCGTTGCCGTCAAACTCGATACGCTCGATCCCGCTGATTTGCCGTACTCGACGCGAGCGGCAATGCATGCGGTCCACCAGATCGCGAGGCGGTTTCCAGCCTTGCACGTCCAGGGCGATATGCACAGCGGCTTGGTTGGTTTCGCAGTGGCTCAGCACGGCAGCGGCCAAGTCATCCAGCACGCCCTGGAGGATGCGCGGATCGGCGCCATCGAGGGCGTGAGGCGATACCTCGATCTTGAGGTGCGAGCCGAGGGTATCGACCTTGATGTTGTGATTCTTGATCAGCAGGATCAGCCCCAATTCTGCGTTCTGCAGACGGTACTGATAGCCAGAGTCGCGACCGATACGGCCCTTGGACCATTCGTAGCCGGCGAACTCGACCACATCCACCGACAGGTCAAACAGCGCCATGACTTCCGGGCGCAACTTGCCGTTGTACAACTGCCGCACCGTGTCCACGCCGCAACGCAGGATGCGCACGCCTGACAGGTCGGTGAACGCCCCCGTCATGGAATCAACGAAGAGCCGTCCCTTGGGGGAGTCCAGCAGTTGTCCGTCGGGTTGCAGCAGGAGGCGGTTTTGATGGGTCACTTTCTTCATGGTTTCACCTAACAATGTCCATTAATGTCCAAATCGCGGGGTGCTTATCTGACGTGTTACAGGGGCGTCAGCCGGCCCCGCCGTGGCGCTTGCTCACTCCGAGACGAGCCGTTCGCGCGCGCCCCGGCCAGGCCGGCTACAGCGGCCATACCGGCCCCGTCGGCGTCACCGCCACCGCGAAGAAAAAGCCCGCCAGATAGGCCAGGAACACCAGCCCCAGGGCGGCGAAATAGCTTGTCCAGTTCATCGGCTCCCCCTCAGTTGAACGAGCGCGGCAAGCGGCTGGTGTCGGGAACCACCGTCACACGCACGGCGGCGCTGTTCGCGGCGGCGGGCGGTACGTTAGGCGCGGCGGCCTGAGCCGGCGGCGCATTGCCCAAGGCGCTACGCCCGGCGCAGATGGCATAGCCGGACCAACCGCCCTTGAAGCTCAGTTCCGCGGCACAGTTGCCCCGCGGCACCACGGCATAGCCGGTGTCGGTCAGGTCGCGATCGGTGAGAGTGAATTCGCTGCCGTCCTGGCCTCGGACGGCGAACAGATAGGTGCGGCGCCCGGAGGCGGACAGCAGGGTTGCCTTGACGATGAAGTCGCGGCCGGCGAAGGGATGGCCTACAGGAGCAGCGCCCGGAACGCCTGGGTGCCCAGGTACATCATCAGCAGCATCAGGACCAGTCGCACCAGTAGCACGCGCAGCACCCACAGCAAGAGCGGCTTGAGCAGGCGCAGCAGTTCCAGCAGCAGGCGGCGATACAGGGTCGCCCATGAGCAAACGAGGTCCGCCGTCATAAACCACAGACCCAATAGCAAGGGCCGGAATTGCCATGAATAGAAGAATCTTAGGTTGTCTAAAAAGGCTCTTGCCGGCGATGGTGTCGGTGACGGAGCCGGTGGCTGTCGATTCATAGAGGGCGAAGGTCTCCTGGCGGATTTTCTTGATCTCGACGATCACGTCGCGGGCCGGCGGTTTGTTGTCCTGCGCCGAGTGCTGGCTTTCCTTGTAGCGGCCCCGAATGCCGATGACGGCGAGGTTGGAGTGCAGATAGGCCTTTTCCGCCGTCATGCGGATGTCGTCGCGGATATAGGCGATGTTCGGCGTGGTGAGGATGATGTCCCAGTTGAAATGCCGGTGCCGAGTCCAGGCATCCAGCCAGCCCATGGGCCGCCCGGCTGCCTTGGCCGCTTCCGGGCCGTCCGGGAAGTCGAAGCGCTTGAGGTCGGCTTCGCGCCAGGACTTCAGAAAGATCAGTTGGGTTTCGTCGAAAATGATGAACGCGCCACGCGGCGCCCACATGAACCAAGTGCGCATCTTTTCCATGTCATCCAGGTCCTCGAGGTCGAGGTTGATGACGTCGCAGCTGGAGGGCGTCTCCGGCATCACTTGGAAGATCCGTTCGCGGGTCAGGCCGCGCACGTTGGTGATGATGACGCGGCCCTTCTTGATCGCGGGGATCAGGTCATCTTGGATCGCGCCGGAGGTCTTGTAGGAGCCGTTCGGGCCGTGATGAATCTTGATCGCCATGTCACTTACCTATGAAGGGGATGAAGGACATGGAGAAGCGCGTGCCGATGGCGGCGAAGATCATGTTCACCGCGTCCGGCAGGCCGAAGAACGCCAGCAGCGAGCGCAGGTCGCCGTCCAGGGACGAGTAATAAGACGTGATGGTCGAGCCGATACCGATGCCGCCGACGACCTCCTTGAAGGCCTTGTAGCCGATTTCCGCGACGAACAATTGCATCTCGAACCAGCCCTTGATGGCCATCTTGGTCAGCAGGACAAAGGCGTCGGTGACGAAGTCATAGACACCGCTGTAGAGGAAGTCCCAGAGGGATTGCATCCACGCGAGAATGTCGGAGAGAAAGGGAATGTCCATGGCGTTTCCTCAGGAGCGATAGAAAACGATCCATCCGGCCAGGATCGCGGCGATGAACAGCACCACGTAGCGGATGACGGAGAGTTCTTGGGCGTACTGGGTGAGGCAGACGTCGTAGCGCTGGCCGAGGGCGGTAAAGTCCCAACACGGCAGGGAGCCACCGCCGGTGCCTAGGTGAATATCGAACTTGGAAGCTAGGACGCTTTCGAACTTGCCTTGCAGTTCCTGGAAGTCCTTTTGCGCCTTGGCGATGGCGTCGTCGTATTCCTTGATGGTCTTGTCGAAGGAGCCTTGCTTCGGCTCTTTCAGGCCGCCCCCGCCGGAGCCGTCGCCGCCATCGCTACCGGCGCCACCATCGGAACCAGAACCGTCACCATCGCCGCCGCTGTTGCCGTCGCCATCGCTATTGCCGTCGGGAGGGTTGCCGCCACCACCGCCACCACCGCCACCACCTCCACCGCCGCCACTGGAGCCGTTGTCGCCGCCACCGGGCTTGGTGCCGCCGTCGCTTCCACCGTCGCCGCCGGGCGGGTTGCTGCCACCATCGCCCCCGGTGCCACCGTCACCACCCGGAGGCGGACCGTCGCCCGGACCCACGTCGCAGCCGAAGGCACAGGAGCCATTGGAGGTGAACCAATTGCCGGTGAACGAGCCGATGACCTTGCAGTAGGTCGCGCCGGCCTGACCTTCAGCGGGACCGATACAACCGTCAATCGCACTGACCGCAATCTCACAGCCGAGGTAGTTGATGAAGCGAGAAATCGGCGCTTGATGGGATTTTTCGTAGAGCGAGCCGGCCAGAATCTTGCACTTGTTTTCCTTACACTCGCCGGTCTCTTTGTTGTATTCGGTGTCAGCTGGGCAGGAGTCACCATACCGGCCTATAGAAGCGCCGACCTCACCAACAAACTCGCCTTTGTCAAAACGTTTCAACGAACAGCTAAATTCCTCATCAGAAATACGCCTCAAAAAATTAAGCGAAAAGCTGTACCCGCCGCCCTGAGACTGAAAATAGGCCAGCACCGCCGAACACCCCTCACCAGGCGAGCCAAACGGCTTGTCACGTAAACTGTCGATACCATTGACCTGCCACCAAAAGAATTCAGCACTGGCCACGGGATGCCACAACAGCAAGAACAGCAGACCCAGCACTGAGAGAGACCGGCCACAGCCGGAGCGCATGTTGTTATCCATACAGTCACCCATGAAAAAGCCCCCTGCCGGAAACTCCGGAGGGGGCTTCCGTTTCGGTCGCCACTACTGGTATTGCCCGACCTTGAGCCCTGAAATCAGGGAATAGGCCATGAACGCACCCAGCATGAGAGACCAGATCACGTCAGGCCTTGCGCATCGCGCCGATGACCAGGGCGAGGCCGACCAGCACCGCCACGGCGGCGATCACCAGCTTGGCCACGGACCCGCCATCAGTGCTGGCTTGCGCCAGAACCCCCTTGGTGGTTTCGTCGAGCAGCGATTCGGCGAAGGAGACGTTGGCCACGGCCAGGCCGACGGTGGCGATGGAAGCGTTGCGGAACAGGGTTTTCATTTTTTCCATGATTGGAACCTCATTAATTGCGCGCTTTGCGCATGGCGGAAATGATCAAGCCAGCCCCCAAACCAACGGCGAACAGCCCGATGGTCCCGGCGAAGCCGAGGCGGAAGGCCGACGGGTCGAAACCACCCATCAGCAGAGTCAAATAGCCCTCTGCCTCAGGCGGCAGCAGGTAGGTCTGTATCCACTCAAGGTGCGTACAGCCGACCGTGCCGTCCGCGTTCTGGACCCAGGTCTTGCACACTTGAACCGATACAGAACCTTCCATTCGTGCAGTCCTCAAACAGCCAGGGAGGCCGCTAGGCCGTCGATCCAGCCCCAGGCGTAGCCGGTGGCCAGACCTACCGCGAACAGCGAGAGATAGCGGAGCATCGCGGCCTCCTACGGCTTACGCCTTGGCGTCCGGGGACTTGTCTTGTTTGTCCTGGCCCTGCGGCTGCTGGGCCGGGCGCGGGGCTTGGGCTTGTGCTTGCGGGCGGGCCGGGGCTTGGGCGGTCGGCGCCATCGGCTTGCCGCCCACGGCCAGCAGATCCACGAGGACCTGGGTATTGGTGATCCGGCCGAAACGGTCTTGGGTCGGACGGACCACGCTGGCGAACTTGCAGAGCACCGGCTGGCCTTCGAAGACGATGGCGTCCAGCAGGGTCGGCTCGATGTTGTATTCGCTGATCTCGAAGCCCTTGGCGTTGCCACGGGCACCTTCCGGGATCGGGGCGATGGACTGGACCGAGGCGTAAATCTCCCCGGTCTTGGTCGAGGTATAGGTGTCGGTCTTGGTGACCCACAGTTCGACGACGCCGCCTTGGGTTGCAAACATGTTCATCGGTGCTTCTCCTTCAATTCGCCTTTTTCGGCGTGAGTTGTCCCGCTGCTGCAAATTCGGCTGTTTCGCCTTCATTCAGCGGCGTTGGGTGAAAGTGATGTGTGGGGCGATCCCTTCGGGCCGGGCTCTATTCGCTAGCGAACCAAGCCAACCACGGGTACTCGTCTCGGCCCATTCGGGTAACGATCCCTATCGCAACGTCGTCGCCGACGGCCAAGGGGAACGCTTCCCCTTGGAACCCGCAGAGCAACACCAAGGGCTCTGCCCTTGTCATCCCGCTCTTGCCGCCGAGGGCTCGGGAGCGCGGGGCGGAGGAGCTGCCCCACACTCCCCAGCGGAGGCTGTTTCAGGGGGGAGGCGTTCAAGGGTGCGCTCCGCCCGTGCTTCCGTTCGCCGGAACGGTGAAGCTGTTCCGACGAGCCGGGAGCGCGGCCCTTGACCGGATCGACCACGGTGCGGGCAGCTTGGATCAGGCAGAGCAGGAGCAGCGCTTTCAGGGTCTTAGCGAGCATGGGTCAGCCCTCCAGTTGGAATGCTTCGCGCACAGGCACGAAGGGCGTGGGTTTCCCGCTGTCGTACACAACGTGCCAGTACTTCGGCGGACGCCGGGACGGGTCGTGTTTCGCGCAGAAGGAACGGGGACGGCAGAGCCAGCGGCCATCTTCCCGATAGGGCAGCCCAGGGGGCCGGCAGTCCGGACACGGCGACGGGCTGTGCAATGGGATGGCCTGCCTTGCGGACCAGCACACAGAGCAGGCGCAGTCCGGGGCGTGGGTTTGGCGTAGGTAGTAGGGACTGGCGGCCATGGTTCATGCCCTCACCCCACGGATGCGGTACGCCTGCCGGGCGCGTTCGCGGGTCAGGCTGAAGGAGCGGCGGGCTTCCTCTTCGGTCGGGTAGACAGCCACCGACTCTTCGACCCAGCGCTGGCATTCCACGCGGGAAATGCCCTGATGGACGCGATGCCAGCGGCGTTGCCGAGTCGGGCCGTGGAGGGTGCACATCTCGACGAGGTAGCGCATATCAGGCACTCCATTCCTGTTCCAACAGCCAGGTACGCAGCAGCGCGCTATTCACCATGCGCAGCTTTCCGAGCTTCACGGACGGCAGTACACCCCGGTAAACCCAGGCGCGGGCAGTGCCGTAACTGATGCCGTTACGCTCCGCCCACCGTTCGATGGACTCCACATCCTGTTGCGGCCCTATCAGGGCGCTGGGGTTAAGCTCTTCCAGTTCCATGCTCGTTCCGTCACTATTCGTTGCAACAGCACCGCAGGGGCAAATCTACGGTGTAATTATTGAACTCAAATGGAGTCTATCAGTTCAGATTTAGAGTTCAAATATTGAACTGATAATTTTATAGATCAATATGGAATCGATTCAGGATAGAGCTATAGCTTTGATTTATAAGGCTGGGCTTGACGAACTGGTAAGGCAATCTGATATCTCTTGGAGCAGGTGGAAGAATCTGCGCCACCGGAAAGCTCGCATCAGTACCGAGGAGGTTGAGGTACTGGTAAAGCTGTTCCCTAGCTATGCGCTATGGATCGCCAGCGGCCAAGTCGCTCCGGAAGCAGGACAAACAAGCCCTGACTATGACGAAGCCAATCGAAACTTGCCCAATCAAAACGCGGGATAGCGATTACTAAAGAAGTAGCACTGCGATGGTATGCCCTACGGACGGAAGGCAAGAATGAAAGCTGACAAGGACGATGCACCAGAGTACTTAAGAAGAAAGCAGAGCCAGAGCCTTGGTAAATGGGCGCTTGCAATCGCTCTAGGGCTGGGACTTTCAGGATTGGCTTTATACATGGCAGGAAACAACCTCTCTTTCCTTCCAAAACCACAACCCAGCCAACCCTCTAACCTTGAGAAATCTGCTCACACCCCTAACGCTCACACTCCCCAAGACCAGCCCCAAAAGACATCAGAAGAACTTTTTTGGGAAAGTGTTAATGCACGCAATCATCAGCAGAACCAGCCTAAGCAAACTGTTTATAACGATAGTAATTACAGGCCGCAAAAACCGGCCAATACCTACACACCGCCAGCATCCCATCGAGTAGTATCTGCGCCCCAGCAAACACAGCAACGCCAAACCAATCGAGCAAACCGCGAACGAACCTCTAAGTGGATCAAAAGCTGGAATGGCGGTACAAACTACCTAGCAGAATGGCTATCCGTAAACAATCACATAGAT